CTATGTTTTCTACCGTTTCCTGAAATTTGCGATTGTTCGCGATAAGTACCTGTATCTACAGGTCTCTCTTGCACAATTTGTCCGCGCGTGTTTTTTGTCGTTTTGCTGCATCACCGAAGTCCGTTAGGACAGATATCAGGACAAACGAGTTAGGACAAATGGCGCGAATTTCGAACCGGCTCTCCGCCGTCGCTGTGAGAGGGCTCTCCGTCCCCGGCAGATATGCGGATGGCGGCGGCCTATATCTTCGTGTCGCCGAGGGCGGATCGAAGCAATGGGTGTTCCTGACCCGCGCCGGCGGCAAGCAACGCGAAGCCGGCCTCGGCAGCATCAATGCCATCTCCCTCGCTCGTGCTCGCGAGATCGCGGCCGGCTTCCGGCAAGCCCTCGCCGAAGGTCGGGACCCGATCACAGAACGGAAGGCGGAGCGTGCCAAGCGCCGCACCATCCCGACTTTTGGAGAGCTTGCCGACGACGTGATCGAGGGCCTGAAGCAGGAACTGAAGAACGAAAAGCACATCGCCCAATGGGAAATGACGTTGAAGGATTATGCCAAGTCTCTTCGAGATATACCTGTCAACGATGTGACCACCGATGATGTCCTCCGGGTCCTCCGGCCGATCTGGAACGAAAAGCGGGAGACCGCGAGCCGTCACCGCGGCCGCATCGAGCGCGTGCTTGACGCGGCGAAGGCAAGCGGCTTCCGGAGCGATCTCAACCCGGCCCGCTGGGCCGGCCATCTGAAGCTGCTGCTTCCCTCCGGTCAGAAGAACGCCAGCCGAGGGCATCATGAGGCGATGCCGTTCTCTGAGGTGCCGGCGCTCATGGAACGGCTTCGCGCCGTCCATGGCGCTTCCGCCCGCGCGCTCGAATTCACGATCCTGACGGCCGCCAGGACCGGCGAGACGATCGGCGCCACATGGGCCGAGATCGATCTCGATGCCCAGGTCTGGACGATCCCGGCCGAGCGGATGAAGGCCGGGCGGGAGCATCGCGTTCCGCTCACGGACCGCGCTGTGGCGGTCCTGAGCGAGATGATGCCGGCCGGCGAGAAGCCGGCGCCGGCTGCGTTCGTCTTCCCCGGTGCCAAAGTCGGGAAGCCGCTTTCGAATATGTCTATGACGATGGCTGTCCGGCGGCTGAAGGTGGAGCCGGAGCCGACTGTCCACGGCTTCCGATCCAGCTTCCGCGATTGGTGCGGCGAGGCCACGGCGTTCCCGCGCGAGGTTGCTGAAGCGGCCCTCGCGCATACGGTCGGTGACAAGGCCGAGCAAGCCTATCGCCGCGGCGACGCGCTGGAGAAGCGGCGGAAGCTCATGGCGGCATGGGCAGCGTACCTCGACGGCAGGGCGGTGAAGGGCGGCGACAACGTTAGATTGCTCAAGAGCACCGCCTAACCTATCACTGAAGAAACGCGCTCATGGGGGGCGGATCGATGACCGGCAGCAGGAACGAAAAGCGATCGATTTCGAGGATCGCGAAGGGCATAGTCGGTATAGTATGCGGATTAGTGAGTGCTGCGCTTATATTCGCCACACCGTATCTTTTGCTTTACCAGGGCGATGTAGCGAAATCGACCGCCTCATGTACTCTTGGTGTCCTTCTGTTTTTGTTCTCTCGATTTGATGACCTTAAGTCATTTCACGGATTTGGAATTGCTGCCGAACTCAAAGGCGAACTGGCCGAAGCCAAGCGCTTAAGTGACGAGCTAAGGCGCATCGCGGTAGCGATAGCAGCGCCGGTGTATGAGCAGGTCGCTCTCGGCAATCGAATGACATCTAGTTCGTTCCAGAGCCGGCGGCTGATGATAGAGGCGCTCGATCGCGAGCTGGCGTCTATAGACATAAGCGCGGACGATAACGCTCGCGTCAGAAAAACCTATGTTCATTCATGTAAATTCGACCTTGCGAATGCATTCGACGAAGCCGTCAGTGACTACCTTCGGAGTGAGGAGGTCAGGGTAAGTCAGGCACTATCAAGCTACAAGCAACCCGTCGTCCAAGGTGATCCAGATCATCAAAAACTAGTAGATGATAGATTGCGCGCGATGAATTCTCTTGCCGAGATTAAAGATGTTACTGGTTGGAATGCAGATATATCGTCCTACAATTTAAGGCGGTTTTGGAAGAGTTCGTTCATGAGAGTTAACGTTTCATCTGAGTATGCTTCGAGAATGGACAGGCTTTTGGAATTCGTCACATCGGAGATCGACGAAGTTGATCGTGGCGGCAATTTGAGCCCGAATGCTGCTAAGTTTCTGGATCTGCTTCGTCAAAAAGGAAAGCCCCGCGACGTAATTGGCACTTTTGAGAATTTCGGCCAAGTACGCGGTCATTAGCAACTAAGGGCGCCGCCGAAGCGACGCCCTTATCCGATCTCACCATCCTTGACCTCGTAACCTTTAGGGGCAGGCCGCGCAGGACGGATTTGGCGATCCGGCGGATCGGCGCGCCGGCTGTTGACGCCCCTATCTCGGTGGCCTCGGCCCCGGCAGGTCGCCAGGCACCGGAGGCCGGATCGGATGCGGCAGCGGGATCACACCGTGACGCCGTTCAAGCGGACATTGACGGTCCCGCTGGGGTTGGCGGCGGCGGTCACCGCCGCGCCGAGGAGCGTATTGCCGCTCGCCGTCTTCGTGACGAGTTTCGCGCCGGCGTCCCAATAGAGCTTGTCACCGATGGCGATCGCGAGAGCGGAGACCTTCGGAAGAGTGAACACCCCCTGCGTCTCGACATCGAGATCCGCGCCGGAGAGGACGGTTTCGGCAGCGATGCCGATGATGCTGCCGATGATCACGACATCGCCGGAGGCGAAATCGGCCGGGGCAGGAAGCGTGAGCGCCACGCCGGGCTGCACATAGTTGCGCATCTAGAGACCTTTCGAGGTTCGAAAATGAATGGTAGCCGGCATCGCCCGCCCCGCGGCGGCGATCCGGCCTTCGAGATCGGCGATCGCGCCGGCAAGCTCGGCATCGCTGCGATATTCCATCTCGCGGGTGCCCATGCGGACCCTGCGGAGCCCGCTGGCGCGGGCCGCGCGAAGCGTTTCAAGCTGCTCGGCGAGATCGGCCACGATCATGCGCCTGCATCGCGATAGGCGCCGCGCCAATCGACGGCCCCGGCGCCGAAATCGAGCACGACGCGGAACTCGGTCCCGAGGACATCGAAGCCCTCGCGGCTGCTCATCTGCGGGCCGGGGGCGCTGCTCAGATAGCTGTATTCCAGCACCGGCACCTGAGCCGGGTCCGCGAAGACATACCAGCCGTTGCCGGTGATCCGGGGCTCGACCAGGAGCGTCAGCTTGCCGGCGAACGGGTTCACGTCGCTGACCTGCGCCGCGTTGAGTGTCGCCAGCAGCTTCTCGGCCGCCGTCTCGCGAGCCGGGCCGACGAGCAAGTATTTCGGGGTGACAGCGATCGGCGTCTTTCCGTCGAGACCCCTCATCTGCCGCAGCGCGAGCCGCGCGGCGGCGAGGCCGGCCGTGTCGGAAAGGTTCGTGCCGCTCGCTGCAAGGTTGCCGTGGTTCGCATGGAAGAGCCGAACGCCATCGTCCATCACCGGCCCTGCACCGCTGGACTGGTTCAGGAGCGCCCAGAGAAGGTTCGCCTCCGTCTGCGCGGCGGCCTGCCCGGCGGCGGAGGCCCAGTCCCGGAAGGCGCCGAGATCGTCGTTGATCAGGGCCTTCCGGCTGATCGAGAAGATCGAGGCAAAGGTGTCCAACGCATATCCGCTCGCCGCCTCGGCGCGGCTGGTGTGCGTGATCTCGCCGCTCTCCGTCACCTTCGGCAGTGCGCCGACTTCGCCGAGGCGAAGGGTGCTGCCGGTACGGAAGTCGTTCCGGCTACCCTGCCGGGCGAGAACGGTCCGGAGCGGGCTCTGCGCCGCGGTATAGGCGGGCATCAGCATCCGCGACCCGACACCGGTGAGGAGGTTCGGGAAATCCGAGGTGGTGTGGGCGGCGCGGAAAAGCTCGTCATCCGCCATGCCCCGGGTGCTGATGCCCCGGATCGCCAGCGCCTCGCGAGCGAGATCCCGAAGGGTATGGCTCATCAGCGGCCGGGCGGCCTCGCTCGGCGTCCCGCCGGCGGTCCGGACGAAGAGAGCTTCCTCCATGGCGCGGAGCCGGACGGCGGGGTCCTCTGCGGCCGGGGACTGCACCCTGATGCGGGGCGCCGATCGGGTCCTTTCGACCATCGCCGCTCGGGCGGCGGTGCGGGCCTCCTCGATACTGGCGCCAGCCGCGATTTGGCCTTCGGCGAAGGACGGCGGGAGGTCGGCAAGCTCGCCGAGCGACCTGATGCGGGCCTGATCAGCATCCGGCATCGGGGTCTCAAGGCCAGGGGCTTCGGTCTCGATTTCGGGTTCCATAGGGGTGCTCCTGATGCGCGCTTGCCGGTCGGCCGGCACGGCGACGAGTGATGCTTCGAAGATTGCAGGGACAACGGTCACGGTCCGCTCTCCGCCGGCTATGGCCTCTCGCCGAGCGGCCTCGCGATAGCCGATGCTCACCGACAGCAGCCCGTCGCGGGCGCGGGCCGCGATGGGGGCGATGTCGTCGGCGAGGCCGAGCCGGATCGAGGCGACGATCGCGCCGCTCTCCCGCCGGGCCGACTTCACGATGCCGATTGTGTCGCGGGCCGAAGCTCGCTGATGGCTGTCGAGAACCGGCAGGCCGGCGAGGTCGGCAAGATCGACGGCGGAAAGGTCCAGGACTTCCGTGTAGGCCCCGCGCGTGTCGCGGCGCCGGACCGGCGCGCCTGTGCTGATCACAGCTTCGAAGGTACGGGCGGCATCGTCCCATGATGCCGGGCGGGCATCGGCCGGCAGGCGGCGGGTGACTATCTCAGGCAACGGCGCCTCCTTGGGTTGCCGGCGCGGCGCCGAAGCTGAGGCCAAGGCCCTTCTCGCGAGCCCGATCGGCGGCGATCTCGGCGTCGAGATCGGCGATCGACCAGCCGCGTTCCGCCACGGCTTTCGCCCGGCTGGTGAGCCCCGCGCCGAGCTCGGCGACCGTGGCCTCAACGTCCTTTTGGGGGTCAACCTGAAGCGGCTTCGGCGGCAGCCATTCGACTTTCGGCACCGTGTCGATTTCGCCCATGAGAGCGGCGAAGCCCAGGACGCGGCGCCAGACAGGGCGCAGAAGCTGCGGCACGATGACACCGTGTTGGACGGCTTCGACGCGCTGCCGAAACGGCAGCAGCCCAGCCCGGAGGCTCGAATAGTTCGCGCCGGTCAAATCACCGGAAAGCAAATGCTCCGGCAACCCAAGACCAGCGGCGAGCATTTGCAAATTGAACCGGAGAAAGCTGGCGACTTCCTGCGCCTGCGTCGGGGATGAGAACTTAATGTCGAACCCCGGCGGCAGGCGCCGCACTGTTCCGGGCTCCAGCGAGACGTTCGACAGGTCGGCATCGCCCTCAAATGGGCTGCCCGTTCCATTCTGATCGGTCAAAAAGCCCGCGTGCAGCGCCGCGATTTTCACGCCGACCGCGAGTGCATCGACGATCCCATCGAGCTCGTTCGCGGCGACGATGACCGGCGCCAACCAACTGATGCCGCGGACTTGCCCGATGCCGATCGGCTTGAAGATATGCAGCACGTCCTCGGCGGCAACGCGGATCGGGGCGGCATAGGTCGCGAATTGGTCGGTCGGCCGGGCCGGTAGAATGTGGTAGGCGACCCGCGTGCCGCTGGCGTCGAATTCCACGCCGTTTACGGTATAGCCGCCGCCGGGGAGTTCAAGGGTGCGGCTCTCATCCACGATTTCGGCGGGAAGCAGCCGGAGGCGGACGCCGGCGTCGGTCGTCAAGACCTGAAGGAAGCACTCGCCGTCGATCACGAGCGACCGGGCGACGGCTTCCTGCAAGCCGGCGAAGTCGGTTCGGCCATCGGCGTCGGCATCGTCTTGCCAGTCATTCCAGATACGGACCGCATCCGCATCGCCGGCCGGCACGATGCCGGAGCCAACCAACGCGCCGGCCCAATTTCCGACTGCGTTCGCCGCGAACGGATTGTTATGCGCCAACGCCCGCGCCCGGCTCCGCACGATGCTCGCCGCGCCGGAGACCTCTGTCTGCGTCCGCCCGAAGAAGCCGAAGCCTGATGCGCGCCGGCCGCCGCCGGCCGCGTCGAACCTTCGCGTCCGGATCGGGCCGGAGGGCCGGAGGGCGTCAGAGAGGCGGGAGCGGAGGCGGGCAAGCATCAGTCGGCGAGCCCCTTGCCGTCCAGTGCCGCCGCGCGCTCCATGGCGTCGATCGCCTCCTCCTCGACGCGGGCGAGGTCGACCACAAAGATGGCGGCGACGTTGGCCTCGGCCAGCAGCGGCAGCACCTCCTCGCGCCGGCAGACCTGCGCATCGAAATATTCGGAGGCGCCCATTTCCGATATCGTCTGGCGCCATGTGGGATGGAGCCGCTCAAGATCGCTGGCGGTAGGTAGCTTCATCGGCTCCTCAAGAGCCTTCACGACGAGGAAAGCGCCTTCATCGCGGAAGGCATGAAGCCGCCCGATCGCTTTCCCGACCTCAACCTTGCAGCCGGCATCGACCAGTCGGACGAAGGCGATGAGGCGGATCGCATCCTGAATGCCCCAGGCCCGCGCCTTGCCGTTCTCGACGGCCTCAAGAGGCCAGAACTTTCCGTCCGAAATCCATCTTTCGACCCGCGGCTTCGAAATTCGCAAGGTCAGGCACAACGACGAAAGCGAGACGGGGCTGATCACGGTCATAACCTCTGATGGGATATCAGAGGGAATGCTGCAGAAGTCCTGATGCCTTGTCAAGGGTTGAGGACTTCGGCCTGAGTTGCAACTATGACGCTTCAGCTCAAGGGAGTGTAAGAATGTCGAAAAGGACAGCTCAAAAGCCTGGGCAACTTATTTCTAGCAGCGGCGGTTCGTTCCTAACTGTGGGTGACATCCGCAATGCAATTGCGCATTTAGATAATGATGTCGAAGTTGATTTTGGTACGTCAAATCGAGGATATGATCTTTTATTCTTCAAGATTGAAACCATGGATGGCGTCAACGGTGAGAAAACACTGCATATAGAGCTCAATGAGGACGACGAGTAACGATGTCCTAAATTGAGATTGGTAGCGGCTCACCGATCCAGAAACCGGCTCCGCGTGACGGCCGGCGCCGGCCTCGCCGCGCCACCGGCCAACTCTGCTTCCCGCCGGTTCAAGTCCACCGACACCAGCCCGCGGACTGCGAGCGCATAGACCGTGGCGTCCAGCGCCTCGGCGCGCCGACCGGGTATCCGATCCCACGACCGGACCGGGGCGCCTCGGCGGTACCTCACGACAAGCCGCTCGCTCGCCAATTCCTCGTAGAACCGGGCGTCGAGATTTTGCGAGAACCGGATCGAGCCGCCTCGGCTCAGCCGGTTTGCGATCTGGCTCTTGACCCCATCGACACCAACGATGAACAGCCGGCTGCCCTTCGATGACGACGCGGCTATGGCCGGCCGCGCGCCCGTCGCCCCCTTGATGGCTACGATCTTGCGATTGAAGCGGGGACGGCAGAAAGCGAGCACGCTGTCCATCGTCGCACCGTCGCCGCTGTCTATAGCGGCGGCATCGATACGGATCGATCCGCCGAGCGGATGCCGCCAGACGGTGCGTAGCGCATCGTCGAGCTCGACCCAAGTCGTCTCATCGTCCGGTGCGCCCCATATGACGCTCGACCCCAACACGAACGTTTCCGTCCGGCCATGGCCGAGGAACACCAGTTCCAGTCTGTCGTGTTGGACATCGACGCCGACCGTGACGACCAGCACCTCGGCAGGGATCGCATCGAGGCCGAACGGCTCGGCCCGCGCGGCAAGCTCCGCCTCATTTAGCTCCTCACCAGCTTCGCGCCAGCCTTGGCCCAAAACCGTATTTACGAAAACTTGCAAGGTCGCCGGATCGTTCTTCGCTGCCAGAAACTCGGCGGCGAGCTTTCCCCAACTCGCGTTGGCGAGGCCGCTGATGAGGGCGTTCAACCTGAACCCCGCATGGCCTGTGACGGGCGCCGTCGCCCTCCAGGCGCCGGCCTCAACCATGGCGGCCTTCGATCGCTCCTCAATCACGCATCCATTCGCCGGGCATGCCGCATAGGCGCGCTCCGGCGCGCCATCCGGCCAGGCGATATGTCGCCATAGAAGCTCGAAACGGGCGCCGCAATGGGGACATGGGATCTCGAAAACGCGCTGGTCCGAGGCGGCGTAGGCGCGCAAGACGTTAGAAGTTTCCTCGTGAATGGGGGTAGAGCCCATCACGATCTTCCGATTGGCGAAGCTGAGCGTACGCCGCTCGGCGAGGAGGATCGGGCTGCCTTCGGCGCCCGCTTCCATGGCGTCGGCTTCATCGATGAGAAGGACGCGAACGTTGTGTCGGCGGAGGTTCCGCGGCGCCCGGGCGGCCACGACCTTCAGGCTGCCGCCCGGAAAGCGCCGGGAGAGCAGAGTGTTTCGACCGCCTTCGCCGCCATCCGCCGTCAGCAGGCCGGCCAGGCTCGGCGTCGCCGCGAAGGTCGGTTCGAGGTCCGACACCATGTAGTCCCGCGCGTCCGCCTCGGTCGGGAGAAGCGCCAGGATCGGGGAAGGTTCGTTCGCCACATAGCTCGCCAGCGCGCCGGTCATGAGGGTGGTGAAGCCGACGCGCACGGACTTAACGATGGTCACGCGCTCGATCTCCGGGTCGGAAATCGCGTCCGCGATGCCGCGCTGATACGGCCACAACGTCACGCGGCCGGGGAGCGCCGAAACATCCTCCGGCAGCCGCATCTCCGCTTCGATCCATGCCGATAGGCTCATGCGGGGCGGCGGCACCAGGGCCGCCAGCCCGCGCCGGACGACTTCGGAGAGGGTGTCATTCTGCATCGCCAAGCTCCGTCAGCGCCGCCCGGACCTCGCGATCCATCACGGCTATGTCGGCGGCCGTGAGGTGCGGAAGTCGCTGCGCCGCCCTGGCCGGGATCGCCAGCAGGCCGGCCCGGACCTTCCTGAAGACGCCTGTAAGCCGGGCCTCGACCTCGACGGCCGGCAGGAGATCGCGCCGGAGCGCGGCATTGCGCAGCGCGAGATTGTCGGCCTGCTCCTTCGCCTGCCTCGCCCTTTCGGCCGTGAGGGCTCCGGTACCGTCGCCGCCTCGGCCCGCGGCCACGGCTCGCAGATGGCCGATGTAGGCAGTGATGGCTGCCGGCATCGGGTGGCGGCCGCGACCGGCTCGGGGGATGACACCGGAGGCCGCGAGATCGCGGACGGCTCGCGTCGTGATCCCGAATAGGGCCGCGAGGTCATTGGTGGTGGCGGTCTCAGTCATGGAAGCGGAACCCTCCGGCGAGAGACCTCAGCGAGCTACGTCCCGGGATGCCCCGCCCCGCGGTCGAGCCGCCGCGGGAGGGACCCGCTGGCCTCTGCCGTCTCTTGCCGCGGCCACGCTCAGGGCCGGCAGCGGTGTGATGCACGTCGGCTCCGGACAGGATCGGCAGGTGAACCAGGACGGACATCCTGCCCGGACAACCGGACACCACCCCCTTAAGGGGGTGTCCGGCTTGTCCGGTTTGTCCGGCCACCCGGACAAGGCGGACAAAGTGTCGTTTGTCCGGGTCTGTCCGGTTTGTCCGATGGCGGAATTCTGCGGATTTCAAGGCAACCATACCTGCGTGACGCCATCGACCTCGGCAGTCGTGACGACCTGCCGATCTATGGCGGCGGACAGGGCCCGCCGGAACGCTCTTGTGCGGCTGTCCGGGGTGTCCGCCCCGTGCCTGCGGACGTATTCCTCGCGGGCGAGATCGAGCTTCACGGCCTTGATGGTAGGCCCGTCATGCCAGGGCCGGACCTCTCGGCCATGATCGAGCAGCGCGGATCGGATCGCATCGATCAGCAGCCGAAGCGATGCCGGCACCGGCGCGGCCTTGGGCGTTTGCGGCGTCACCTTGATGTCCTCATCGATCTCGACGACGCATGTCGTGATCGGGTCGCCTTCATCATCGCGGCCAAGATCGACCGGCCTGAGATCGAAACCCCAAGCCGCGCCGGTCTCACCTTCCTTCGATTTTGCTACACGGACCATGCGGCGGCCGCCTTCAGCGCCGACCGCCCATTCCGCGTCCGCCGCTCCATGCAGGGCCGATGATCCACGCATGCCGGCCTCGGCGATCTTGCCTGAATGATGGACCGCAACGACAAGGCAATCGAAAGAAGCGGCGAGCCGGTCGGCATTGGAGATGAAGACGCCGATATCGCGGCTCGAATTCTCGTCCGCGCCAGGGATGACCCGGGCCAGTGTATCGAGCACGATCACGCCCGGCGACCAACCCATCGCGGCGGACTGGCTCCTGATGGCCTCTATCAGCAAAGCAACATCGCCCTCTGCCGTCGCCAAGTTCGGAGCAGCCGCGATCATGGCGAAGGGCTCGTCACCACGCATGTCGAGATGACGCCGGGCGGCGACAACGCGCCGCCGGAAGCCGGCCCCCGCCTCGGCGGCGACGTAGACCGTTCCGCGATGCTTCGCCTTCCTGCCGGCATAGAGCGCGGCGCCGGCGGCAAGGCGAAGCGTCAGGTCCAAGGTGATGAAGCTCTTCCCGGAGCCCGGCGGGCCGTAGATGACCGCGAGGCCCCGTGCCGGCAGAGCGCCCGAGACCAACCAGGGCGATCCTGCATCGGCCTCGATCGCGCCGAGCGCTTCGAAGCGAAATCGCGAAGCCGCCGCGCCGGCTGCCACTGATTGAAACATCGATGCAGTGTTCTGCTCGAAATCTTCCAGCGAGACCATCGTCATCCGGCCGCCCCCCGGTCTCTCATCCGCAGGGCGGCGGCCTCGCGCCGCACCACGGCGCCCAGGGCGGCGGCGTCGGCGTCGGCAACATGCTCAGGGAAGCCCTGCAGCATTCGGCTGTTGCGCAGAGCCTGCAGGCCCATCGCGAGCCATTCCTCGCTCGCCGCGCCGGAGGCGAGTGCTGCGGCCCAACGCCGGGCGCGGACCATGTTGCGGGTGGCCGGGAAGAGAGCAGGGGCGCTCATCGCGCCGCCCCGTTACCGGCGGGGCCGAGCTTCACCTCCTGCATTTCAGCGTGCAGCCGCCGGATTTCCGAAGGCGGGATCAGCGTCGCGCGCCCCAGCTTGTAGGCCTTAATCCGGCCCTCGCCGATGAGCTTGTAGAGCTTGGAATGCGAGCACGGGATTGCGGCCTGAGCCTGCTTCGGCGTCAGCGGGGTTTCGATCGGGGCTGCAGTATTTGAGACGGTCTTCATTACGGGTGCCTCGTCAACAAACGAGGCCCCCGGCGCCTCGACAGAATGGGAGAAGCGCCAACCGGGGTGGCGCCTATCTCAAATCCCAATCTGTCGGCGAATGCCGTGGTTAGACGAAACGGTAAAACATGACGCGCGTCAAGCGGTGATCCGCAGGCACATCGTCGGCAACCGATCGCCCGTTGACCCGTGACAGGGCGCGGATCGAAACGCCGAAGCGACTTATCCGGCTAGGGCAGCGGTTAGGACAACCGGGGCTAGCGTTCCGGAAAATACAATGAAATCATAGACATGATAGGGGTAGGTGGCGGAGAGGAAGGGATTCGGAACCTGCCCGCCGCTCCGTCGAAGCCGGCTCTTTTCCTGCGATACTGCCTAGGATCCGGCGAACCGCTGGCGCGAATGCTGGTACAAAACCTGATGCAGCATTGCGGGCGGACCGCTTGACAGGCGCAGTCATGCCCTTTCGAACGACCGTCCGTCAAGAATGCTTGAAGGCGTGTGGGCAATGTGCCACAAAACCGCCCATCAGATGATGGGCTGGCGAATTGCGTCGCAACCGCGCCTCGGCGATTCGGACTCCCTTCACGTCACTGAGATTTCGAAGCCGAGCCAAGCGCTCGGCTTTTTTGATTCTTGACCGAAACCGGGGGTTTGGCGGCCCCCGGCTCCTCGGCCGGATCGGACCGCGGCAACGACAGGGCCGGCCGTGGCGCGGCCGGCCCTGTACCCCAATGACCGACAACGCGATGGGTTCATGAGCAGCATCTCGATCAACGGCCGCAAGGTGGTCGTCGTCGAGAAGAAGCTTGGCCGTCGCACGTTGCCGGTCCCGGTCGACCGCCGCAACGAACTGGCTCGCCAGCTCGAGGGCATAGAGGAGCGCATCAACCGCCTTTCTGTCTCGCGGCACGATCCGGAGCGCTTCTTCGTGCAGCGCTCGGAGATCGCCGACGATCTTCGGCGCCTGGCCGCCGATTTACGAACCTGACCCTTCGACTTCGACACGGCGCGTCACCGCCCGACCGACATCGTTCTGCGTCTCGGTCCTAGCCTTGGTGGCCGCCCGGGGAACCGCCGCCTCATCGCCTGCCGAGCAGGCTGGCCTGCGCTGGCGCGCCGTGTCGGACATCTCACCGGAGCTTCGATGCACAAGCGCCATGTCGTCGCCGGCCATGTCGGCGGCTATCTCACGGCTGCGATCGCCGCCGCGATGCTGCTTGCCGCAGGCACCATCTCCCACGGCCCCTCGCTTCGCGCGCCGGACCTGGCGATGCTTCCCGACGTTGGCTTCAAGAGGCCGGCCCGGCGGCACCGTCGACGGAGCAGTGCCGCGTGGAATGGTCCGGGCGAGCGCGAACGCGCCCGCCGCCGCCGGCAGATCAAGGCCGTCCAGCTGACGGCCTTCAACGGCCTCGTCCTCTGATCAGGAGAGCGCTCGCCGGCATCGCCATGCGGCCGCTCTGCTCGGCGAGGCGGACGGCCGAACAACCGGATCCGGGCAGCGATGCCGCTGACCTTCGATCTCACTGACTTCGAGCGGCTCACGGCCAAGCTCGGCGGCGCGGCTGACCAGCTTCCTTTCGCACTCGCCAACGCCATGACGAGCGCGGCCTTTCGGACTCGCGCCGGGCTGACGGATGACGTCTGGCCGAAGGCGGTGAACGTCCGGAACAAGCGCTTCCTCGGCGTCGCGCTCAACATCGAGAAGGCGACGAAGCGCAATCTGCGCATCGGCATCATCGACGGTCTCGGCCGAGCGCATCTCGCCCTGCACGCCAAGGGCGGGACGAAGCAAGCGAAGAAGCGGCTGGCGATCCCCGCCACAGGCGCGGTGAAACGCACGGCCAAGGGCGTCCGCAAGGACCAGACGCCGCGCGCGATCATCGCGAACACGCCGAAGAGGGCGCTGCGGGTGCTGCCAGCCGGCATCTTCGTCGGCAAGCAGGGTCGGCTGCACCTCGTCTATTCGTTCAAGCCTTCGGCGCACGTCAACTCGGACGTGCCGTTCTATGACAGCTTCGACCGCGCGATGCGCTTCGAGATGCGCCGGCAGTTTCCGCTGGCGCTCGCGAACGCGATGAAGACGCGCGGGCTCAAGGGATCAGCTCGCTCGGTTATGATGGGCCGCTCTCGCAGTTCCGCGCTCGCCTCGATCTGGAAGGACCGGGGCGGGCTCGACGCCTTCTTCGCCAATGAACGGGCACGCAACGGCTTCAATCCGGACGGAACACGATAGCCATCATCACCGTCACGGTTTGCCAGTTTCGCGATTTCGCGCCCGAACTCAAAAAGCGCACTTGTTCTGAGGGCCGCAGCGGCATTGGATTGCCGCAACAAGGCTACGAATTGATGGGTGCAACTTGGATTGGGCCGCGATCGGCAACAGCGCACTAGGAGCGGGTCTCGCCACAGCCTTGGTCGGGTGGCTTGTGACATATCACCAGGAATGGCGTCGCCGTCGCGCGCTGTCATGTTACACAGCCCTGCGCCTGGCGGTGATCTTCGAAGCCTATGCTTTCTCCTGTTATTCGTTGCTAGAAAGCAACGCGAATGCACCACACGATCCCGACAGCGAATTTCCCGAGTGGACGGCAACGCTTCCGAAACTTGATCCACTACCCGATGATCCCGAAGGATGGCGGGCAATTGATACCCGGATCGCAGCTCGCGCGCTGAACTTCGATGCGAGAATCCGGGGCAGCCAATCACTGATCTCGTCAACCATTGAGTTTCAGGCGGAACGTCTCGGTGACACGCTGGCGCGCCAAATATCGGAGCGCGGTCTCGAGGCTTGGAATATTGCTGTTGATCTCCGGCGCGAGAACGGTCTCCAAGCTGCGGAGCTCGTTTGGGACTATGCGGATAGCCTGCAGGTGACGCTAGACCAAGCCGTCCGTAGGGAGCGGGAGGAGCAGCAACGCCGCGGGGAGGCGATGAAGTTTCTATCCCGCATACAATGACCCCCCGCGCCTTGGGTCCTCCGCCGCCCCCGCCCGGGGCGGGGTACGCGCGACCCCCGAGGCTCTGCGGGCGTGGGGTGCCGAAAACCGGGTAACAAGGTAACAGGGTAACAGTCCGCCTGATGCCGAAACGCGATCCCGGGTTCGTCACTCAGGCCGAATACGGCCGCCACCGCGGCGTGTCGCGCAAGACCGTAACCGGCTGGAAGCAAAGAGGACTTCTCGTTCTCGACGCCTATGGCCGCGTCGATATCGCGATGACGGATGCGGCCCTCGACGAGCGGCCGGCCACCTATCGCGGCGGTGTTACCTCGGCCCGCAAGGGTAACAGTCCGGCGGCCGATCGCGCCGCCGTACCTGAGCGGCGCGGTAAAAGTCGCGCTCAGGTACCAGCTCAGCGTGATCCGGCGCCGGAGGACCTCGCCGACGACGAGTTCGAAGACGCGCCGGTCGACCTTTCAGAATTCGGCATCGAGTTCGCCGGCGGCTGGAGCCTCGCCGAGGCGTCCCGGGTCAAGGAAATCTACCTGGCGCTGAAGCGGCGGCAGGACTTCCTGATCGCCGAGTGCAAGCTCGCGCCCATCGAGGACATCGCGCAGCAGGTCGAAGCCGAATACGCGATCGTTCGGGAGCGGCTCCTGGGGATACCCGGCAAGCTCGGCGCCTCCCTCGTCGGCCTGGACCAGGCAGCGATCGAGAGCGCGCTCGAGGAAGAGATCAGCGAAGCGCTCAGGGAACTGCATGAACCAGGCGTCGACCGGTCGGCCGGCGATGGTGGAGAGGCTCGCCACCCGTCTCCAGGTCGCGAGGCAGGCGCTTAGGCCGCCGCCACGGCTCGACCTAATCGAATGGTCCGACACTTATCGCTACGTGTCGGCCAAGACGTCGGCCTCGCCAGGGCGCTGGAAGACGAAGTCGCAGCCGGTCGCCTTCGGGCCGTTCGCCGCTGTGACGACACGCGACACGCACACTGTCACCGTCATGGCGGCGACGCAGGTGCTCAAGACCGAGCTCGACATCAACGTCGCTCTCTATTTCATTCATCAGGATCCTTCTCCGATCCTGTTCGTCCAGCCGACGCAGGGCGCTGCCGAGGCCTTTTCCAAGGAGCGCATAGAGCCGACGATCGAGGTCAGCCCCGAGATCCGGGAAGCCCTCGAGCCTTACGCGTCGAAGTCGACGATCACGCACAAAGAGTTCAAAGGCGGCTCGATCGACTTCGTCGGATCGAACAGCCCGACCGATCTCGCGTCGCGCCCGAAGCGCGTCGTCATCGAAGATGAGATCGACAAGTATCCGCCCTCGGCGGGCAAGGAAGGCGATCCGCTCAAACTCGCGGAAGAGCGCGCCTCGACCTATCGCGCGATCGGCCGAGCGAAGTTCGTCCGAACCTGCTCGCCGACGGACGAGGACACCTCTCGCATCGGCCGGGAATACCGGGCGAGCGACCAGCGCCGGTGCTTCGTGCCGTGCCCGCATTGCGGCCATCGGTTCGAGCCGGAATGGCGGCACGTCGTCTGGGAAAAGGACGAGAACGGCGCGCCGATCGCGAGCACGGTAGGGATCGCCTGTCCGAGCTGTCCGAAGGTTTGGACGGAGGGCGATCGGTTTCGCGCCCTGGACGCGCTGGCCAACCTGCCGGATTACGGCTGGCGCCAGACGAGGCCGTTCATCTGCTGCGGCGAGCGGCAGGAGCCGGAAATCTGGACCGACGCCGGGCGGGCTGCCTGCCGCGAATGCGGGGAGGTCATCCCGTTCGCTGGACATGCCGGCTTCGTCGTCTCGAAGCTGATCTCGCGGCGCCACCGGCTTGCCGATCTTGCCGCCGAGTTCTTCGAGGCGCAGGGCGATCCGGAGCTGCTAAAGAAGTTCGTCAACACGGCGCTGGCGCAGCTCTGGAAGCCGCAAGGCCGGGAGAGCTTCGACGGATCGGGCCTCATCGCCCGGGCGGAGCACTATGGTCCTGACGATCTGCCGAAGCCGGTGCTCGTCATCACCGGCTTCTGCGACGTGCAGGGCGATCGCCTCGAGGTGCAGCTGATCGGCTGGGGCCAGGGCGAGGAGTGCTGGCCGTTTCTCTACGAAGTCATTCATCAGGACCCGAGCCAGCCGGCGGCATGGCGCGAGCTGGAATCGCTTCTTCGCCGGACGTTCCAGACGGTCGACGGCCGGACGCTTCGAGTTGCTGCCTTCGGCATTGATGCCGGCGGCCATCACGGCGCACAGGTGTTTGCCTTCACCCGGGCGCGGCGGAAGCGCCGGGTGTTCGCGACGTTCGGGCGAAACGGTAACCTGCCGCTCTGGCCGAGCCAGGCGCGCAAGACGAAAAAGGGCGAAGTGTTCTGGCCCATCGGCGTCGATACCGGCAAGGACGCGGTCTACGGCAAGCTCAAGATCGAGCCGCCGGAGGATGGCAGCCGCCGGCCGGGTCTCGTTCACTTTCCGGCGGCCGATGGCTTCGGGCCCGACTATTTCGAGCAGCTCACCTCGGAACGCCGGATCACGCGCCGGCGCATGGGGCGGGCCTACGCCGTATGGGATCTGCCGGAGGGTAAGCGCAACGAGGCGCTCGACACCTTCGTCGGCGCTCTGGCCGTCCGCAAATCGCTGCCGCGCCGCATTGATGCGGCGCTCGAATATGACCTCACGCCGGAACTACCGGCCGAAGATCCCGACGACCCGGCGGCGGCAGAGGTGCCCAACCAGGTCGCTCCCGCTCCGGCGCCGAAGCCGACGCAGGACTGGCTCAATCTCGGATCGAGAGACTGGCTTTGACCGACTACAGCAGCGAGATCGCGGCGCTCACCGAGGCGATCGCGAGCGGCGCCACGCGCGTCAGCTATGACGGCAAGTCCGTCGACTACGATTCGCTCGACGGCCTGAAGCGCCGCCTCGCCTGGCTGAAAGGCGAGGCGACCGGTCGCCGGCGTCCGTCCGCCGGCTTCGCCTCGTTCGATCGAGGTGACCGTTGAACTGGTTCGACGCGGCGCTCGGCCTGCTCTCGCCGCGCGCGGCTTTGGACCGCGCGAAGGCGCGCGCCGCGCTG